CCTGACTCCACTTATAACTAATGAATCAAGAACTTTTAGTATGGCCTCTATTTTCTACACCAGTTGCTTGTACAATACTAGATGTTGATACCGACGAGGTATTGAAATTTGTTTCTAGCCTTGACTATCAACAATACAGTGAGAAAAATGGATACCATACTAAGGGTATTTCTGTTCTAAATCATCCAGAGTTGAGTTCCTTAAAAAAGGAAATTGACAAAAATATGCAAGACTTTATTACTAAAGTTTTGAAAATAAAAGTACCCGACAACGGTGAATATTATCTCCAGAAGTCTTGGGTAAATTTACATAAATCTGGAGACTTTGCTCAACAACATTTACACAAAAACTCAATGTATAGTTTTGTTTTCTATGTAGATGCAAACGAGAACAGTGGAGATATTTTCTTCGCAAAGACAAACACTATGGGTGGCTGTGGTTTTGATGCATACGACATTGAATTTCATGACCATGATTTATTAAATGCTGATGATTGGTTTGTTACACCACAGCCTGGTATGTTGTTGATGTTTCCATCAAATACCTATCATGGTACTAAAGTTAATACTTCCAACGATGATAGGTATTCTATCGCTGGTAACTATTTTCTTAGAGGTACGATAGGAACAGATTACACTTCTTATTTGACCTTTAACTAAAATGCGACACATTCTCTTTACCCTTAAAGATTGCAATCGTGAGTTGCTAGACGATGAGGAGTTTATCAGAGACACCCTGTATGTTGCGTCACGAAAGTGCAATGCACAACTGTTGGCTATGAACTCTCACAAGTTCCAACCTCAGGGTGTCACTGCCATTGCTATGTTATCTGAAAGTCATATCAGTATTCATACTTGGCCCGAAAAGGGCATGGCTGTATGCGACATCTTTACCTGTGGGGATCACACAGATCCCCAAGTTGGTGTAGACTATATGAAGATGGTTCTGGAATCCCAGGACATCGTTTCAAACGAATTTATTCGTCCACTTGAGTGATTTTTAATGTCTCGTAATGATTTTCTTTGGGTCGAAAAGTATCGTCCCAAAACCATTGAAGATTGTATTCTCCCTGCATCGATTAAGAAAACCTTTCAAGAGTTTCTTGATGCAGGAGAACTTCCCAATCTACTTCTTTCGGGTCCTGCTGGTGTTGGTAAAACTACAGTTGCACGGGCTCTTTGTGAACAACTTGGATGTGATTACATTGTAATTAATGGATCAGATGAAGGACGCTTTCTTGACACGGTACGGAACCAAGCCAAAAACTTTGCATCGACCGTCTCACTTTCTTCGAGCGCTAAACACAAAGTCATCATTATTGATGAGGCTGACAACACAACCCACGATGTTCAACTCCTACTACGGGCGAACATTGAGGCGTTTTATGGTAACTGTCGGTTTGTTTTCACCTGTAACTACAAAAACAAGATCATCGAACCTCTGCACTCCCGTTGTGCAGTCGTCGAGTTCTCTATCCCTGGTAAATCCAAACCGGCTATCGCTGGTAGTTTCTTCAAAAGGGTTTGCACCGTTTTGGATGCTGAAGGTGTTACATATGATCAGAAAGTTATTGCGGAACTGATCAACAAACACTTCCCCGACTGGCGTCGTGTTCTCAACGAACTACAACGGTACTCCGTTAGTGGTACAATTGATACTGCAATTCTTGCAGAGTTCTCTGATGTTAAGGTAAATGATCTCATTAAAAGTCTCAAAGAGAAGGACTTTGCGGAAGTTCGTAAGTGGGTTGTCAATAACCTCGATAATGACCCTAGTGTTCTTCTGCGCCGTGTTTACGATGCTCTTTACACAGCCGTTGAAGGTCCTTCTATTGCTGCCGCTGTGCTTATTATTGCTAAATACCAGTATCAGATTGCCTTCGTTGCCGATCAAGAGATTAATCTTCTGGCGGCGTTGACTGAAATTATGGTTGAATGTAACTTCAAATGATTTTAAGTGAAAGTGATGCGGTTTATGCCGCAGACAAATTCATCAACTACTTTTCCAACATGGATCGTATTGATGAATATCTTCGTAATGTAAAGATTGAGAGAGTTCTCAATCGCAGCCCTCTTTCTCAGTTCTATGAGGAAGAGGATACTCATGGTATGTTCACTGCTTTTGACATGCATCCAGAGGATATGGATATTGCATGTTACGAAGCTGTAGATTTGAAAAAGACAAGTGGAAAGGTTTCTGGTATCCGATCTCTCAGGGAGTTCAACGAGAAACTACAGATCACTACGTCCCATGCCATCGAAGACTCCGTTCCTGGTAAGTCTCTCAAATGGATGGTCGTGGAGAAGAACACCAATACGATCCTTGGTTTCTGTAGGTTTGGTTCTCCCACAATTAATTCTAGACCTCGCAATGAATGGCTTGGTCAGACTCCAGATCTGGGTATCTTCAATCGACATGCGATCATGGGGTTCATTATCGTTCCTACTCAACCTTTTGGATACAACTACCTGGGCGGTAAGTTGCTTGCGATGCTTTGTTGTACGCATGAGGTGAGGGAGATACTGAACGCTAAATATGATGCAAACATTTGTCATTTTGAAACTACATCTCTCTATGGTTCTACCAAGAGTGCGTCTCAGTATGATGGTCTGAAACCTATCATGAGATATAAAGGTCTCACTGATAGTAACTTCACACCACTTCTTCATGATCACATTTTCAAGGACTTGAACAAATGGTTCGTAGAGAGGAACGAGGGGGAATCGTTGGTGAAAGCCGACGCATCCAGCCGCAAACTGAAGACACAACAAAGGATGATCGCAATCATCAAGAAGAACTTACCTTCTCACAAGGTTGCGGAGTTCACAACTGCGATTGCAAATGCAACCGCACTGACTGAGAAGAAACGTACTTACTTCTCTGATTATGGATTTGCAAATGTTCGTGAGGTTCTCCGTGGTGAGGAAACTCAACTAGTAGAAAACCCACAGAACTTTGAAAAGTTCTACATGGAAGCTGTGGTTGACAAATGGAAAAAGATGGCTTCCAAACGTTATTCCAAACTGAAGACCGAAGGTAATCTTCGCACTGAACTTGAGGTTTGGACTAAAGATATGGACATCGACATTATTCGTTAATTATGTTTTTCTTTTTTCAACCAACACCTCCGCCCGCAGTTGTACCTCTAGAGGTAATCAGTAAGTCTTGGAAGTGTCCCACATGTAACACGAACGAAAAGTATGTTCTTCAACAACTTCAAGACAAAGCTAACATCGGCGATCGGAATGCCCTTGCAACGATCATGGGTAACATTAAATCGGAAAGTAACTTCCATCCCAACATTTGCGAGGGAGGGGCTAGAGTTCCTTACAATCGTTGCCATCGCGGGGGGTATGGACTTATTCAGTGGACTACTGCAAACCGATATGCTGGTCTAGGAAAGTTTTGTAAGAAATATAAGTGTGATCCTTCATCTATTGAAGGTCAATTCCGATATCTGTTGAATGAATCTCAGTTCCAGAAAATTCTTCCAGAGTTTCAAGGAATGGGACGCCCGATTCATCAATACATGGTTCCTGCATACTACTGGCTTGGTTGGGGTATCAAGGGTAACCGTGAATATTATGCACACCAATATCACAAGAAATTTGTATGGAGTTGAAAGACTGGCTGAATTCAATCAATCAGAACAAAACTGATTTGATCGAAGAGGATGCTTCCCTTGAGAAGGAGTATCCTCCTTTTATTATCAACAAATGTATGTCGGGTCATCTTGATACCGTCCTCTACGCGAATGAGATGAACATTGCTCATTCACTACCAAAAAAACTCCAATATGACTTTTATCTAAATAGTGTGAGGAAAAGGAAGAGATTTTCTCCCTGGCTCCGAAAGGATAAAGTCAAGGATCTTGATGTAGTTAAATCTTACTATGGTTATAGTAATGAAAAGGCACAACAAGCCCTCCGTATTTTATCTCCTGAACAAATTGCATTTATTAGATCTAAACTTGATACTGGAGGAAAAAAATGAGTATCGCGGAACCTGAGGTTCGTTGGTCTCCTGATAAAATGGTAGAAGTGACTTTGAGAGAACCCGATGATTTTCTCAAGGTTCGTGAGACCTTGACCCGTATTGGAGTTGCATCCAGAAAGGAGAAAAAACTCTACCAGTCGTGTCACATCCTGCACAAACAGGGTAAGTATTTCATCGTTCACTTCAAGGAACTGTTTGCCCTTGATGGTAAGAAAGCTAACCTGACTGTGAATGATGTTCAACGTCGTAATCGCATCACACAACTTCTGTGTGATTGGGGACTGATTGATGTTGTCGTGGAGGAATCGGTGGTTGAAGTTGCCCCTTTGAACCAGATCAAAGTTCTTTCTTACAAAGAGAAGAATGAGTGGGCTCTGGAGACCAAGTACAACATTGGTAAGAAGAAAAAAGTAGAAGAAACCGCATAAATAGAACGTCGCTCTTTCGTGCGCGACTCTATACATACGGAATATACGCTACTATATGGGGGGTTAACCACCCCCCTTTTTTTATGTGTTCTGATATAATTAGTATTGGATGCCGTAAGGGTCCACACAACACAAACTCGCTTTTAAAGGAGCTACAATAATGTCGTTACTTGCAC